ATTTTCGTCATGGCGTCGGTGAAATCACAGCGCCATGACGGGCGGTCGTTCGGATTGTCGCCAAACGTCGGCAGATTATAATGACCGGTGTGCTGTGTGGTGGACATTGTCGTTTTTCCTTTCTATGCCACGGAGGTGCCGACGCGAACAATGCCGTCCGCGTCCTTGTACATGGAGTCAAGTTCGGCCGCCGTCAATCCGAGCTTGGAGGGCTTAGAGGCGTTTTTATCGACCTTGCCCGCAAGCCCCGAAGTGACTGCGGAGGTGGTGGCGAAACCGCTCACGTCCGGGATGTCGGTTTTTTTGGCGATAGTGGGCGCCACGCCAAGAGGGGAGCCACTGGTGCCGTCACCGGTGAGGTCGGCGGTGTGCGCCACGGTCTTAAGCCCACCCCCGGCGGATGTGATGGCGTCCGCGTTTTTCTTCAGTTGGTCGTCGATTTTCTTCATGTCGCCGTTATAGTCACCGAGCCACGTAGGCCGGTCGGAACCAGCGAACTGCGAGAGATTATAGTTTCCGGTATGGTTGGATGCGGTCATGGTGATTATTCCTTTCTGTCAAAATTGTCAGCGGTCGGGTTACGTTCGACATAACGCGCATCCGCCTCCGTTTGCGTGATAAACGTCATGTCGGCGGGCGGATTCTCGGGCATGGACTTTCCGTAAGGGAATTGGGAGCGGCCCGGAAAGTCGCCGGGCACGCAATTATCCACGGCAGTGGCCTTCAGGTCATACTCGCGCGCCTTAAGCGACAACCCGTCGTACTCCTGCGCGGTCAACCGCATGTCATCGTAGTCACCCCAGAACAGTCCATGATTGCGCGCATTGTCGTACATGCCGCCAAGCACGTCCCCGAGCGGTTGCGTGGTGCCGTACACCGGGGAGGTTGCCGCGCCCTGCTGTTCCATCTCGCGAATCAGGGCCAGCAGTTCCGCGCGCAACGCGGCCATAGCCCCGTTAAGCTGGGCTACGGTATCCGCAAGCGCCTTGTCCACGGATGCCGCAAGGTCAGTGGTGGTCTCTTCCAGCTTGCTCAAATCACGCTGGAGGATATCGAGATTATGGCGTAGACATTCAATCAACTGCAACGTGGTCAGCCCATCCCGATAGGTGAACGGAACGGACGTGGGCACCCCGTCAAACAAACGTTGCCGTGGAATCAAAGCGTTAATGGCAACCATGATTACTCCCATTCTCCATAGTTATGGCAGTTACTGAAAATTGTATCATACGACCCCCATATCTGCATGAAGCACGGTTCGAGGCTCCTCACGATTTCCATGTCCACGTTGATAATCGCCTGCCGGTACTCCTGTATGAGGCTCATGGCGGACTGGGAGCGGCCCGACGTGTGGGATTTGGTGCTCCCATCTGTAGCGTCGTGTTGCCATTCCGTGCTGGATGTACTATGGGACTGAGAAGAGGTATCTTGCGTGCTATGGCTACTGCCGTCCGTATCTGCTTGCGCCTGATTGGCATGAGTCGCGTATCGAGCAAAATCACCTTGCACGCCGGTTGCGGGCACTTCCGAGTCATAAGACTGGGACTTGGTGCTACTTGAGCTGGTGCCGTCCGAGGAGCTTCGGGTCGCACTATCCTGAGAGGCGCTGGTTTTGCCGCTGGACTGGGCTACAGTATTGGACAGGCTTTCACTGACAATTTCCATAGTGTTCAATGGGTCATATTTCAACGCTAGCGTCCTGTAGCGCTCATTAAAATATGGCATGATTTCCGCCATCGTCATCCCCAGGTAGAAGATGAACTGTTGTGCGGTTTCCTGTCCGATTTCCCGAAGCGCGTAATGGCGGATGATTTTCTCGTTGAGTTCGGCGCGATGTGATTCATCGTAAATCGGGTAATAGTCGGCGCTCAGATGCAGTTTGGCGTCCGTATCGTATCCCAACGCAATGAGGTTGCCGAGGGTTTCGGTGTACTCTCCGGGCGTTGCCATTGCATAGGCGCTAAAACTCTGTGCCATATGTGGCCTCACAATACACCTCCGATACCCGCGTCATACGAGGCGGGCATATCAATATCAGTCGTGCCGGTCGCGCTGGAGTCCAGTGCGTTGGGTACGCCGGAGCTTTGCACGTCCGCATACTCAACCCAGACATTAAGAGATGGCCACAAACGGTTTATTTGGGTTGCCGCCTCCTGCCGGGCCTTGAGGAAACTCAGGCGGAACAAGTCCGTTTTCTCGTTGGCTTGCGCCACCTCATCCGATATGAGCCGTTCTTTTTTCTCCGTGCCGGAAGACTGGATACCGAGATACCCCAACACCTCATTAGTCACCTGCGCTTTTTGCTGGATAAACTTGTCCAGCAGATACGGGGTGGTGTTGGGCCACGGCTGGAACATGCTACCGGGGTCAAGCGAATCATAGCCGATGATATAATCCTGCCCGTCCTGCCGCTGTTGCAACATGTTCTGTACGGTGAGCTTGGTACGCGGGTCGGCGGTGATAATGGTCGGAAGCTTCAGGCTCTCCAAGTTCACATCATACGCCTTGTCAATGTCCGCAAGACGCCGCGCATACTGCCATAGAATATCCTTGAAACTCATGCGCATACGATTATCCCAAATGGGGATGCACTCCGTGCCCGCCTTGAGTTGCTTGTAATGATAGTTGACCCCGACCGGCTCGAAACACGTCGGATTATTATACACGTTCAACCGGCCTTGATACCCGGCCTGCGTTACGAGGAACCGGCCTATACGTTTGTCCTCGAAAAACAACGCGCAACCGTATTCACACAGACACATTTCCAGCCATCGTTCATCCACGGTGGGCGGCAATCCCCGCCAGCTGAGCCGGTTCAGTGCCAGTTCAGTCAACAGGTGATAGTACATTGCGTCAAGGTCGGCGGCGCGCGCCTTGGCGTAATTGCCACGCGGATGCAACGCGCCGCCCCTACGATTCTGATTTTTCCTCGACCTAGACATGCCTCTAGTATAGCACTAGAATGAGATGCCCGGCAATGGGTCGTTATCCGCCCAATCGGTCACGCCGATATCATCCGGGTTAGTCCATATAGTAGCCCCAGACTCGAACACGCCTTTAATGGTCTGCCGATACTGCTCGGGCAAATCACCTCGCACGTAACACTCTTGCATCTGCCAGTAAGTGAATTTTGTCATACATTCCAGCGATTGCGGCGGCGTGATGAAACGCTGGATAAAATACCCGTAACGCAACATGTACTCTCCGACGCTCCGCAGAGCTGAGGGTGCGCACGTCTTAAATCGAACCAACACCCCGACAATACCGTTTGCGAGGTTAAAACCGTCTCCGCCGATGGCGCCGGAGGTGGTCGGGGGTGTTAATTGCATCTGCTGTACCTGTGCATTGATACCCGCAATGGTGTTTTGATAGTCTCCGAACGCGGAACGTTGAGCGTAATCCGCGTTCATATCCGCCATATTTTGGGCCAACTGGTTTGAAAGCGCTGTAGTCTGAGAGCCGTATGTGTTGGCCTGACTTGTTGTGGCCGCGTTGGTACTCAGCGAGTTCGCCGTGGAAAGTTGGGCGGCGGTATTGTTGATACTGCGGTTTGCCTCAGTGTTGACACCATTCATAACCGCACCGCCTAATGCCGATACCGCGCCCCCGACATTGCCAGAAGCGGCGTTGCCCGCCACCCCGACCACGCCGTTAACCACGTTATTAAGCTGTGCGAGGTCAGCTCGCTGATTGTTGATATACGTTGTGTTGTCCAGACTGGTGTTAAGCGAGGTTGCTTGTATCGCGTTATTGGCGTTGCGGTTGCCGATAGCGAGTTTGTTGGCTTGGGTGTTGTACTGGTTTTGCATGGCCGTGGCCGCAAGAGACTGACTGATGCCCATCTGCGCTTTTTGGTACGCCCAGTCAGCGGACTGTTGACTGTAGGAACGAGTGTAGGCACTGTTTGCCATTGCCAACTGGGCACCATTGTTGACTATCACAAATTGAGGGAAATTGCTGATGCCAAACGCGGCGTCCAACATTTCCCCGCTATCAATGGGTAACCCATTGTTTTTATCAAGAGGAGCGATCTCGCTTGCACCCGCCTTATTGTACCCAACCGGGTAAAAGTTCAAGCGCGCGCCATTGGGCGCGTAATTATGCACCGCTCTAATAACCAGATTATCGCTTTGGATATTTTCGGGCTTATAGGTGATATTAGTGCCATTCAAGCAAGTGCATTCAACAGTAGAATAGGGGTAGCATTTGAGTTTTTTAAGGTTTTTATAACGTTTAGGGATATTAAAATTATCACGAAAATCATTAATGGTAATAATGTCTTCATACCTGCTGGGCGCATTTGTGGCCGACCGGGGGAAACGGTAGATACGATTATTTAATTCCGAAGGGAGTGTTTTCCCAAACAGCTTATCTACGACATAGCCGGATTGCTTAAGAAAGTCATCGTCTAAAGAGGGTATCATGTACATGTTTACAATACCCTGTGTTATCCATGAAAAAGTAGAGCCCACTCCCATAAACACTCGGATAGACTGGATGTCCTTAAAGTACAGTATTTCAGCACCGTTAGCCATGTTCTCAAACAGAGAGCCGCCCGCAGTAGTGAGAGACGGTTTTTCCTGATTGCCCGCGTCCGCTGACAAATCTACCGTGCTCACGACTATTACGCCGTAATTCAGATTTCTCCCGTCCATGCTGATAAGAGACTTGTACTGTTGGTTTACCGTCACCATTTCGCTACCGGTGTCCAGCCCTTCGGGTAGTGCAAGATAACTGCGACCATAATCGGTCATCTGGTTTTCGTTGGCAATGCCGATATGGCCTCGCACCACATAGCATGATCCAAACCTAAGTACATGCTGGAACGACTGCCAAACGTCCAACTGTACAGTGAGCTGAGTAGTGTACGCATTGATGTAATCCACGTGGTTGATGAAATAATACCAATACCGTGGCACCTCCAAGTCGGGGTAATCGTTATACACCACGACATAGTTGTAGTTGGACGCCTCGTTAAATGGCAGTTCGACGCGCACGGGTTGGCCGAACATGTGCATGACTCCATGCACCCTGTCAATGCCGGGCCGTCGGTCAAACCATTCCTGTTGTTTCTGCGGTGACTCGAACCGGGCTAGGTCACGGTAACTACTATCCCACGGCACATTACAGAGTTTCAGCGACGTGTTGGGCGTCCATTGAGCCCAGTTAAACGTCGCCTCGACGTTAGGGTTGATATCTCTCAGCATACTATCCCTTCCATAAAGAAGGGAGTGTTTCACGTGAAACACTCCCTTTTATTATGTCGCAGATTAGGCGACTGTCACAGTGTCCGGAGCGCTCACGTGGCTTGCGCTCCGGGCACTGTCCTGTATCACACTGTGATAGAGAGTAGCCAGCCGGCCACCCTCTCATTATATCACGCGGTCACGGTCACGCTCTTCTTACCGGATACGCCGAACAGCGTGGCGGTGATATCGGACGCGCCCGCCTTGACGCCGGTAACGACACCCGACTCGGACACGGTGGCGTTGGCCGGGGTGCCGGATGTCCATGCGGCCTGCATGGTAACGTCGGCGGTTCGCCCGTCAATCATAGTCGCTACGGCAGTCGCCTGAACCGTATGACCCGTAGTCACATTCGAGACGTTGACGGCAATCGACGCGATAATCGACGGGCTGAATCCAATGATACCGTCGCCAACCACCGGCACGCTCAGGGCGGCGGCCACCGTACCCGGCACTTCCGGCGTCGCCGGATTCGTGTACAATGCGGTCGCCGTTACCGGGATAGTGGTGTTCGGTTCGTCAAGGCCGACCACCAGTACGCCGGTGGGCGAAATGTACGTGTAATCGCTCTTCGGCTTGGCGGTGTCGCCAATACGATACTCGACCGCGTCCGAACGGAACGTGGCCGTACCGTCATTGGTGATGGCCGTATCCGCAATGACCTGCACCGCACCGCCACGCGCCACGTTCGACGGGGTGGACGTGCCGCCACCGTACATGGCGAGTTTAAGCTGGAAGGCCGGCGTCTTGGCCGTCGTACCGGTAGGAGCCACCACCTTGGCGGTGGAACCCGCGCCCGTCCAGAACATGACGGCCGGGGCGAAACCGGACACCGAGATAATGTGCTGGACATGCAGATAATGGTTGACCGAGTTGATGTTCACCGGGTTCGTCTGCTGGGTCATCTCATTGATAACGGGAATATCAATCAAAAACTTGTCAGTAGTAAGAATGGCCTGCACGCCGTCCATGCCGAACCTGTCCTGTGGAATGACGATAATCCGGTCAATGGTCGGCTCAGCGTCCGTACGCTGGAACACGGTCGCGAGGCCCTGCACGTCAAGCGCCGACTTAACCTCGGGAGAGCAGAACAGTACGAGTTCGTCGGGGCGGGCAAACGTCGGCATATGACGCGCATTATACCGGGTAGACACGAATTTCAGCGTGTCGGCCCATGCGCGAATCTGGCGCAACATGTCGCGGGCGTCGGTTTCCGTCGAACCCATGTCGTTAAGGTCATGCCCCATGTGGACGCGCCAATAGCCGCCCAGTTTCGCGTATTCCACGAACTGGTGGCACATGGCCTCGAACAAGTCAACCTCAGCCGCATTGTAACAGGAGGTGAGAATCTGGGAAGTAAGGGAGGCCAAACCGTTTTCTGAGGCGAAAGCGCGCTGGAGCGTCTTGTCATCCGTGGTAGCGGGGTAGAAGTGGGCGAAGTCCAGACGATGGTAAAGGCTGTCCACATCGATTTTCCACTTGCGGAAGTTGTCCGCGCCCAAGTACTCCGCGTCCGGGTCATATACCTGTGCGAGCGGCATACCTACGGCGATTTCCTGCCACGTATCGCCATACGCCTGAGATGCACGCTGGAAAACGCCAAGCGGATTATTCCAACGCCACGTGTTCACATACGTACCGCCGATACGGTTGACCAAGGCCGAGTAGAACTCGTTCTTGAGTTGGGTGCTGGACATGAGCGTAGCCATTTGGCGGTCCATGTTCATCTGAGTGGCCGAGGGCATTCTCCGTTGGTATTCAGGAGATGCCTCGTTACGAATCATATTGAGGATTTGAGCGTTGTTGAATTCGGTGAGCGGGCGCAACTGCTGTTTGGGCGTCACCACTGGAGTGGTTGGCATGATAATCATTCCCTCCTAATCACTAGTCTTCAAAAAGGTCATCGAACGTGGAATAGGTGCCGTTGTAGTCATCGTCGGTCATTTCCGTGGCGTCCGGCTCCTCATCGCCGTCCGGGCCATCGTTCAACACGTGGTCTGCGGCGGCGTCGCGCATCGCCTCAATGGTTTTGGATAGTTCCGCCACGGTCGCTTCCAAAGCGCTGAGACGGTTGGCCATGTCGGCGTTCTTGTCGTCGCCCGCATCCTCCGGTTCGCTGTCGTCCTGCGCTTCAAGCTCCGGGTCCGGCGTATTGTCGTCGGTCGGTTCGGCGTCCGGTTCAGCGTCGGGCGTGGTGTCCGGCTTGTCGTGGGTTTCGGTGTCGTCCATAATCACCTCTTAGAGTAAAAGGCACGGCGTCAATCACGACGCCGTGCCGGATTGCTAGGCTGTGCGGGTTCCCTCGCCGTCGCTGGGCGTTGGCTACGCACGTCTACATCCGACCAGTTCGCCTTACCGATTTGCCTGCCGGTCGGGCCATCGAGTCGGCTTGGGACGCACATCCCGCTACCGGATATTATAGCATAAAAGCATGGCCATCGTCGTTGAAATGGCGTGACCCGGATATAAACTCATCATAGGGGATGGGGGCGGCGCGGTGCACGCCGCTCAGCCGCATGACGGTATCGCCGCCTGTTTCCACACCACAATATTTGCGATTGCCTAGGATACGGAGCCTCTCATAGGTGTGGTCGTTTTTCCACGCGCCTAGTTTTCGGTCATCCGTTTCCATGCCTGCGGGCGCGTCCAGTCCTTCTAGTATCATGCCGTCGGTATCGGCGTAGATCACGCGCTCGGCGTTATCGTTCATGGCGCGGGATAGTATTTGCCGTCCATAGGCGTTGACATATGCGGCGGTCGGTAGCCATGCCAGACTGTTGGCCGACTCGGGTTTGTCCACGGTAAAATCCACGCCTCCATCCATAGACGGTTTCGGATGCAACATGGGACGGTACAGCGAGGCCCCGAATTTTCCCACCAGCGAGTTCAGTAATAGTTTCGCCATCTGCCTGCGCTCACCCGTCGCGGTTTGTTTCACGTGAAACCATTTGTCCACGTATGTATAATAAAGTCCGTGTGATTTGCGTAACTTCCAGCCGCCGACATGCTCCCACACGTGGATGTCATAGTTTTCGGTCAGCGTCTCCCAATCCACATCCGTAACTGGCATGGTGACAACGCCCAGCGTACTATCCAAGCGTTCACCCTCATACCCCCATACGGGTAGGATATTGGTGAGTGTCGCCGTTTTTCCCGGTTTCAACCTTGCATCAAACGCAATGACATCGATATGTAGTGGATAGTCATTGTCGTGTTGATATTCGCCGCCATACCATATTGGTGAGCCTACTGGCATGGGCGAATCACGCATGATACTCGGGTAGAGGCTGTTCACGTCCCAGCTTCGGCAGTCCCGGTATTCGCCCGGCTTACTGTACACTATCGCCCCATAGTAGGAGGGGCGCATACGGTGATAAACATCTTTATCCAATGGTGGAAAATGGCGTTTGAATCCGGCGTAATCGCCATCAATGTAGTCGGTCATCGCCATTGAAGCTATGGTCGTGCCCTTAAGATTCAGGGCGGTGCATTCCTGCGCAATGTTCCACGTGGTCTCCAAATCGTCCGCACCGCCAAACGTTTCACGTGAAACATTCAATCCATCGTCGCGCGTGACATTACGCACGTCCACAAAATCCACGGTGATGCCGCCCATACGCACACGAAAACTATAGAAGTGGCCTCGAATGTTGAACGTGCCCCACACACCGTCCTTGGCTGGATTCGACTGCAACGGGAGTCGTTTCAACAGTTCGGCGGCTATGGGTTTGATATCCTGCCATCCGTGGGCGCACCATACGCGCGTATGATGGTCGAGCATGGTAAGGCGGATAACGGCGCTCGCCGTCAATGGTTCCACGCCGTCATCCGTCAATAGTGTTGCGCCGTCTGTTGCCGCCGTTCGACGCTCTTTCATGATTCCATCCCTTTAGTGTCGTGCCGCGCTGGTCATCCATTCATCAAGTCTAGTCTCTACATCTCCCGCGTCCGCTTTGGTCTCCCATTTATGTGTCTTATCATTATACCATGCAGCCTCGCGTACCACGGTGCTAAAATTCGTGTTGTTTATCAGCCATCGTTTTTGACGGTTCGATAAAGACGCGAATTTTTGGGAAATATTGGAGTCGAATGCTTCAAGCTGTTGCGCGACTCTCTCAAAATCCGCAACCCCCTCGTTCTTGGGGATTTTTCCAGTGCCTGCACGTAATGGCGCTCGACCTATAAGTCCGGCGTATTCGAGTATCTCCCGTTCAAGCCTCCTCCTGCCCCCCTCTCGTATCATCACACGCGCGTGACTCATACCACGCTCCGAACCAAACATGTTCGCACGGTTGCGCGTGAGTTCGTCACGCGCCGAACCGCCGACCGTATGAGTGCCCAACACGTCAAACGGCGACTCTCCCGCGCGTTCCATCTCACGGATTTCTCCCACCGTGTAGCTCGCCATGCTCAAGGCCTCGAATTGTTGGGCACGTTTGATTTTCCGCCGTGCCTCGATACGGCGGCGCTGTTGCTGTCGTAATGTTTTCCGACGTTTCGACGGGGCGGCGGCGATTTCCGCGTCGGTAATCAACGGACGCGCCGCCAGCTCCCTATCAAGTTTCGTGATATGCACATCCGGCACGACCTGATACGGCTCGCTGTCCCGTGCCCTCAAGGCCTGCTGTTGTTCCCCGAACTCCTGCCCGATTCGGCGCGCAACCTGTTCGAGTTGTTGGGCGCTGAGTTTTTCCAGAAACGTTTCGGTGATTTGCTTGGGGAGGTGTCCGTTACTATAATCTCTGACAGCTCGCTCTCGGCGTACCTGTGCCGACCTGATGGCGGCGTTGCGTTTCAGATTGTTGGCGCGTCGGTTGTTTTTACGTTTTGCCACGCCCCCTCCTCTTATGAGTGTAAAACACCCCCCCGCCGTAAGGATGGGAAACGACGGGAGGGGTGAGTCTGGCGGCAACATCCCTATAGGGACGTTACCACGTTATCATATGACGTGGACATTCACGTTACTTGCGCTTGTCTTCTGACATCAGTTCGAGGTCGAAGAACTTATAGCCACGGCGACTCTTCTTTTCCACCACCTTGAGAACAAGCGGCTGTTTCCACGCGTCCGGCGTACCGAAAATAGCGAACAGATTACCAAAAGCGTGCGCCAACGTGGGGGAGGAGGCGGCAAAGTCACCCTCCTCCGCATGAATGACAACACGGGTAGAAGAGTTGATCTCACCCGTCTCCTGATTAGCAACCTCAATAGCCTGCGCAAGCACATTAGTGACATGCAGTGGCTCATTGAGATGTTCATCAACCCTATCGGCGGTCTGCATGGCGTTATACAACGCCATTTTACCATCCATAGTAGTGGTGTCGAAGTAATGAGAGACGGCGTTGGCACCGTTTGCCGCGAAATTGTTGCCGTTTGCTACGGCCAGTTCGTTGTCAGCCATGTGTGTGTTGCCTTTCCTTATAGTGGTTATTAATTATTTTCCTCGGAGATAATATCATCTTCAACCACGTTGCCATTAGCCGACCCCGGATAGTCGATAATGGTATCATCCCCAAACTCACAATTAGCCCAATAGATTGCCTCATCCATGCGCGTAACCTGCGCATGATACTCGGCGGACATGGGGAGCATGTCCTTGTTAATCTTGCGGGCTTTCTTCATAGCCATTTCAGGCGTGCGGCACGCGCCATTCACGACTACCTCGGCGTCCACGAGTTCCCCGTTTTCGCCGCGCGTGACACCGCGCACAATACTATAGTGCTTGGCTCGCTTAATATATGCCATAATCATACTGCCTTTTCTTAATGTTGCTGTTGCCGTGACATTCTTGCAATATCCTCATCAGTATACCGTGCATCGGTCAGATTGTCAAAACGGAGACACGCAATTTTGATGATAGTCTGAGCAAACTCGTTACCCTCCCAAGTCCGACACATCTCATAGCATGACGCGCCTTTAACATGGCAGACCGCGCACCACGCCACCATTGCCGGACAGTAGATAAGCCCGGACAACATTTCAATATCCTGCGTTCGTGATAATGCGGCGTACATTGACGAACTTGGCGAGATGCTCAAACAAATGTTCGCCGCGTGTTCGATACTGTCGGCAAACGTCACCTGACCACCTTGGGACTTGTAGAAGTCCTTGAGCAGTGCTACACTACGACAAAATGTCTCCCAGTCGCCTCTACCTTTATTGTACTCACGCAAGTATAGATTACGCCGACGGCCACGAATGACACGGCGCACGCGATCGTCATCCAAAACACCGTCATCAAACCAGTTCGTACGGTCATCATTACCCTTCATAATCAACACCTCTCCAACAACGACGTATCAGCCAACGCCCTCGCATCAACCAGCATATGAACCACCTGCACGTAATCACACGCATCAAACGCCACAGCCGACCAAACCAAACGACGCCCGTCGCCATCCCGAGACCGCACCGCATACCGCAGTTCATACGTCCGATTATGAGGACAATACACCAGCCGCACATCCCCAGACTCAAACTTGGACGGAAACACGGCCACAACCTCATCATTTGCCATCATTAAACACCCTCTCTTCTTCCTCGAAACGTACCTCAACAACACCATACAAAACCCCATCCCGGTCAAAAAAAGAATAAACAATACCAACATACACATCAGACCCGTAAAACGCACGACGCACAACACCACGCACGCCATCCAACGCCTTCTTAACCGTATCCGCCGAATACGGGCCATACTTACACACATGCGCGGTCGTAAGCTCAAACACCGTAAAATCATCAGGCGTAACAGTAAAACACCACATCTCAGCCACCACCCTTTCTTTTTTTCATCCTTGGCTGATAATCATATAATACCACACCACAAAACACGACACACCCAACAACACAAAAAACGACAAAAACAACACGCTCAAAACATGAACAAAACAACACGCTTAAAATATGCACGCAAAACGACACACAAAATTGACAACGGAAAGAAGGTGAGTAAAATAGTAAGCAACAGAGATGATAGCAAACAGCAAAGCAGGAACAGCAACGAAAAACACAGAACACAACACAATAACAAAACACACAACAGAACAGTTGTGGAAAAAGGCTAGTTGCAGGGGCCCCTCCCCTCCTTTT